CTTTTTTGCGCGAGAGCGGCGTGCGTTCACCAAGCAGGTCATCGCGTGGCTGCAGCGCATGACCGACAACGCCGCTTTCGCGATCGGCAACTTCGAACGCGAGTCCGCGCGCCGCACAGCCGACCAGGCATTGCGCGATAGCGAGGGCCGTTTCCGTTGCCTGGTCGAACTCGCATCCGACTGGTACTGGGAGGCGGACACCGAACTGCGCCTGGTTCGGCTCGAGGGGCACGCCACCGGCGCGCGCCGCGACAAGTCCGACCCGCGGCTTGGATTGCGCTTGTGGGAGCAGGACGGCGTGGTCACGCAAGCAGAGGATTTCGCACGGCTGCGCACCGCGCTCGAGCAGCACGAGTCGTTTCGTGACCTGAGCTACGCCTTGCGCGATCACAAGGGCCATTTTCGCTACCTCAGCGTCAGTGCCGAACCGATGTTCGGCAGCGATGGCGTGTTCGCCGGTTATCGCGGCACTTCGCGCGAAGTTACTACGCGCCAGCGGGCCGAATCGCTGGTCGCGCTGGAACATGCAGTCACGCGCAGCCTTGCCGAAGCCGACACCAGCCGCCGCGTCCTGCAAGCGGTCATGCGCGTGATCTGCGAATCGGAGCAATGGGAAACCGCCGGCTACTTTCGTATCGAGGACGAGGCCGGTTCATCGCGCCTGGTGGTCGGTTGGAGCGGACCCGGCATGGGCGCCGATGCCTCCAAGTACTACAAGGCAACGATCGACACCGTGATCCCTCCGGGTGGCCTGATCAGCCGCGTGGCCGCGTCCGGCGCGCCGATCTGGATCAGCGACATGAAGACGTCGGACACGACCTGGAAGCAACGGGTCGAACGTACCGGCGAGCGGGCGACGTTTTCCTTCCCGGTGTTGTCGGACGGAAAGGTGATCGGCGTGCTCGCGTTTTCCAGCCGCTCGATTCGTGAGCCCGACGCGCCACTTTTGCAGACCATTCGTGTGATCGGCGAGCAGGTCGGCCAGTTCCTGCGACGCAAGCAGGCGGAACAGGTACTGCGCGAACTTGCCGCCCGCGTAGGGATCGAAGAACAGCTGCGTGTCGTAGAAGTGGCGGGCTGCGGTGACGCCCTGTTCCAGTTGGCCCCGGTTGTCGATCGCCGATTGGGTACTGCCGTCGATGGCCTTGCTGGTTCCGGCCGCGCCGTCCTTGATGCTGCCGAGGGCCTTGTTGTACTCGTCCAGCGCCTGCTTCTTCGCGATCTGCGCGTCGATGTTGGACAGGGCCTTGTCCAGCTTCCCGAGGTCCAGGGCGGAGTTCCGTCCGGCCTGCCCTGTGTCGAGCAGCCGGAGCGTGAGGCCTTGGAACGGGGTCTGCGCGGCCAGCGCCGCACCGCCGGCATCCTTCACGGACGTCTTCGTGGCATCCGCGCCCAGGGCAGCCGAGCGGCCCGCCAGCGCCGTGTCCTTCAGCGACTGGTTGTACGCCGGGAACAGCTGGTCGTTGATGTAGCCGATGGAGAAGCCCTGCGCGACGAGGGCGTCCTGCATCGCCTTGAACGAGGCCGCGGCCTGGTCCGCGTTGCCGCCCCTCACCAGGTCGGCCACCGACTTGTCGAGGTCTTTCATGCCCTGCACGGCCGCCGGGTTGTCGCTGTCCACCTGGTGCAGGACCTTGCCCATCTCGGCGAACTGCACCGCCAGGGCCTGCATGTGCTGCGTGGAGCCGGGCAGCCCCTGGCTCATGTCGAGCAGCCGGTTCTTCAGGTCGGTGATGTTCTGGCCGGTGCGGTCGCCGACACCGGCCATCTCCCCGATCTTGTGCCCGAGGTCGAGGACCAACGGGATGGCGGCGGCGAAGATGGGGACGGCGCCTGCGACCTTTCCCGCCAGGCCCTTGATTGCCGCGCCCGCGCCCACGGTCTTCGTGTCGGCGGCCTCGGCCTCGCCGGAGAACAGCTTCATCGAGGACTTCCACGCCGTGGCCGAGGCGGAGGCCAGACCGCTGGCGATGTTCCATGCCTTGACGGCGACGACCAGGCCCAGCACGCCCTCGGCGACGGGCCCGAGCCAGTCGGCGTTGTCGTGGAGGAACCCGGCCGTGTCCCGCAGCAGCGGAATGATGTTCGACAGCCCGCCCGACAGCCCGACACCGATCATCGGTATCAGCGGCTCCAGGATCGGCAGGAGCTGGCCGAGGACGTCGACACCGGCCAGCAGCGCGTCACTGAGCTGCGGCATGATCGGCAGCAGGGTCTTGACGATGTCATCCGCGAGGATCTTGAGTTGCGGCTCGACACCGGCCAGGGCCGGGCCCAGCGCACCGGCGAAGGCCCCGCTCAGCGTCCCGACCGGCCCGAGGAGGTCGCGGCCGGCGTTGAACAGCGCCGTCACCCCCAGGGCGGCCCCGGAGGCGTTCACCGTCAGTCCGGACAGGAAATCGGGCAGCCCGGTGGCCATGACGTCATGGATCCCGGTCGCCACCGCGCTGATCAGCGGACCGGCCTTCGCGCCGTCGGTGACGATCGCGTTCAGCAGCGGCGGCAGCGCCGACGCGAACTGACCGAACCCGGCGGTCATCAGCCCGGTGAACTGACGTGCCGAGTCCTGGAACGCGGTGTTCTGAAACAGGTGCCCGAACGCGATCGCGGTGCCGGACAGCTGGAGCCCCATGTCGGAGATACCGCCATTGATGATCGGGAACAGCGGTCCGGAATCCCTCAGCATCTGCGTGAACCCGGGCAGCGTCGCCGACTCCGCCGTCAGCTTCAGCTGGTCGAAGCCGCCCTTCATCGACAGGAGCTGATTGACCATGTCCTTGACCGGGCCGGAATCCTTCGCCATGTCGGAGGCGAACTTCGACGCCGCGCCGCCTGCGGACGCCGCCGCCGCGGCGGCGGCCAGGCCCTGCTGCGTCTGCGTGTCCGCGAGGGACTGGACCGCCCGCGCCACCGTCTGCGCCGACGCCGCCTGCTGGTCCGCAGCGCCCTTCACCGCGCTCGCGACGCCGGCCTGCGCCTTCGCGACGGCCTCGTTCGAGGTGATCTGCTGGTTCGCGGCGCTGGCCTGCGCCACCTCCAGGGCGTGCTGCGCCCCGGCCTGCCCCTGCAGCGCCGCGGTGACGCCGTGCTGCGCGTTCGCCGTGGCGTCGGCGGCGTTCTTCACCGCCTGCTGCGCCGACACCACCGCCGGGAGCCCGGCGACGCCGGCCTTGTTGGCCTCGTCGGCCTTCTGCGTCGCCTCCAGGTCCCGCTGCCTGGCGTCGGTGAGCCCCTGCTGCGCCTGCCGGGCCTGGAGGTCCGCGAGGGTCTTCGCGTCGGCGGTGGCGACGGAGTTGCCGTTGACGGCGTCCAGGTTCCTCTGCGCGTTCGCCGCGTTGATCACCGCCTGCTCGACGGCCAGGTGGCTGTCGGCGGCGGCGTTGTTGACGTCGGCGATGGTGTTCGCCGCGCCGGCCTGCGCCTGCGTCAGCGCTTTGCGCACGGACAGCTGCGCCTGCTCGGCGTTCGTCTCGGCCTGCTGGGCCTGCGTCAGGGAGTACGTCGCCGACGCCACCTGCTGCTGCGCCGCCGTGATCGCGTCCGCCGAGGACCGGGCGGCGGCCTCCGCCTGCCGTTCGGCGTCGGCCAGCGACTGCCGGGCCGACGCGACCTGCGCCGCCGACGACAGCTCCGCGGACGCCTGCGCCTTCTTGGCGTCCGCGACCGTCTGCACGGCGTTGCGGATCGCGACCGCGTCGGCCTGCTCGGTCGCGGCCAGCGCCGCCGACGACTGCCCGACCGCCTGCGTAGCCGTGACATGGTCCTTCAGGGTGGAGGCGACGGAGGCGAACGCCCCGCCCATCGTCGCCGCCGCAAGGCCCCCGCCGCCCAGCAGCGCAGGCAGCGCCGCCAGGGCCGGGCCCAGCGCCCCGGCCGCGCCGACCAGCGCCCACAGGCCGCCGGACATGCCGAGGAACCCGCTGCCGGAGGACCCGGCCCTCGCCCCCGCCGCGGACGCCTTGTCCCCGGCGTCCTTGACCTTCCCGCCCGCGCCGTCGGCGGCCGCGCCCACGTCGTCCAGGGACGCCCGGACCGTCCGGGACGCCCTCTCGACGTCCCCGAAGGAACGGGTCAGCGTCCGGTCCGCCTCCTGGCTGGCCTGCTCGACGCCGGCCATCGCCGCGCGGAACTCCCGCTCGAACGCGTCGCCGTCGACCTCGACCGGGATCCTGATCTCCTCACCGGCCCCGGCCTCGGCGGCCTCGGCGGCCACCGACTCCCGCAGGTGCCCGCCGTCGACCCCGACCTCGACCCTCACCTCCTCGCCCGCGCCGCCCGCGCGCGCGGCGGCGGCTATCTCCTCCCGGAACCCGGCCTCGTTGATCGTCAGCCTGACCGGGGCCTTCAGGTCCCCGGCCGCCGCCTGGACCTTCGCCTCGGCGTCCGCCTCCAGTCCTGAGGCGTCCGCCTCCAGCTCCACATACGCGGAGCCGAACTTCAGCCCGTCCTCAGCCACCGGACACCCCGTGCGAGAACAGGTCCCCGATGTCGGACATGCCGAGCTCCGCCGCCGTCGCCCCGATCACCCGGGCGCCCCCGGGCACGGCGGGGCCGGGAGTCGGGGCTATGGGTGCGGCCATCGGGGCCGGTTCTCCTTCCAGGCAGCTCAGGGCTGCGGCGACCGCGCCGCCGTAGGCGTGTAGGTGCGGCACCAGCCGGAAGAACCGCCTCGCGGCCATCGCCCGCACGTCGTCGATCCGGTGGAATCTCGACAGGTCCGACTCGACCTCGTCGAACAGGTCCAGGACCCAGCCGAACCGCCTCAGCCGATCTTCAGCTCGTCTTTTGGGCCTGCGGCCACGCCCCTGTCCATCGCTTCGCGCAGCAGGGCCACGATCCGCGCCAGGTCGTCGCCGGTGAGCGCCTTGTAGTTCATGAGCGCCACGTAGCCGTCGCCCAGTAGCTCCTCCAGCAGATACGAGGTCGCCAGCCTCGTGCCCTCGTGGCGGATCTTGTACAGGTAGGTGAGTTCGACGTTCACTGACGGCTCGGCCGGGGCGTAGTACTGCACGTCGCCGAGCGCGAAGATCGGGAACGTGTCCGGCGGCTGGACCGGTCGCGCGGGATCCAGCACCAGCCCTTCCACCGCCGGTACGGACGCCTCCGGAACCGCCGCGAGGCGCGGCTGCACCGCCCGGGGCGCACGGGGTGCCGCCGCCTTCTTCGCCGCGGCCTTGCGGGCCGCCGGTGTCGCTGCCATGCGCGTGCCTTCCCGAGGGAGGGCGCGGCGGACCGATCCGCGCGCCCGGTACAGGTGGACGGGGATCAGGACGTCTGGTCGACCCAGCGGTACGGGGTGACCGTCGGCGACACGTAGTGGCCGTTCCATGTGACGGCGAAGACGTTCTGCTTGTCCTTCGCGTACAGGAAGTCGACCTTCGCCGTGGACAGGCACTTGCGGGCGACCGCCCGGCGGTTGAACGCCCCGCCCGGGGCCCAGCCGTCCACGATCACCGCGATGTAAGTGGGCTGCGTCGCGGACGACGACGTCAGCGGGTCGTATGACGCCCAGCCCGCCCCGGAGGCCGTGGTGCCGCCGTTGAGGATCAGCGACAGGTTCGCCAGCGTCGGCTCCGCCAGCGACGTCCCGACCGTGAACTCCCGCTTCGTCAGCCGCCGGCCGACGGAGTCGACGATCTGGTCGACCTCCAGCTCCGTGTACGTCTGCGCGACCTCCACCGTCAGGCCGCCGACGGTCCCGCCGACGTCCGTCCACGCCGAGGCCGCCGGGGCGGTGTTCACCGCGGAGTCGGCGGGCTCCGCCGCGCCGAACGCGCCGGTGTACAGCTTTCCCGGGCCGAGCACGAGATTGGTCGTGGTGACACTGATGGGAATCAGCCTCCTTCAGGCGGCGACGCGGGCGCGTCAGTGGTCTCCGGTGAGGCCGGATCGTTGGACGGGGACTGCTCGGGTTCGGCCGTGCCGGCCGCCCAGTACGGCGTCTGCGGCATCTGGCCCATGCGCGTGCCGGCCTGCGTGCCAGCGGGTTCGCCGCTGCCCAAGGCGCTGTCCAGCAGCAGCCCCTGCCTTCGCAGGTCGAGGTACTCGGCGTCGCCGACCTCGATCGCCTCGCCGGGCCGCATGGTCGTGTGGACGGTTCTCACCGGAACTCCTCGCGGTTCAGCGGGAACGAGACGGCGTCCATCTGCGGGTGCCGGGACCACGGCATGGTCTGCCCGGCCGGGACGTGCGCCGGGACCTCGACGACGCGCTGGCCGGCGAGCAGCCACTCCAGCTCGGCCCGGTCCGGGTGCACGAGGATCAGGCCGCCCAGGGACAGCAGCTCGCCCGACGCGGGCCCGACGGCGGCGTAGCGCTTCACGGGACCGTCACCTCGACCCAGTTCAGGACGACATTGAGGAGGTAGCGGCCGTAGTCGGCCTCGTCGCCGTACACCGGCCTCGGCTCGCCCGCCAGGTACGCGGACTTGACGCGGGCCTGCGCGTAGCCGGCCCGCAGCGTCAGCGCGCCCTGGAAGTTGGCGTCCGCGAGGCACGCCCAGCGGATCGTCTCGGCGAGGGCGTTCGCCTTCGCATACGGCGGCAGGTCGGAGTTCGACTGCGCGGCCCAGCAGTCGATCTGCATCACCGGCGAGGCCAGCGGCACGTACATGTCCGAGCCGCCGCCGACCGGCGTGGTGGCCTGCACGAAACCCGTCTGCGCCCAGGGCAGGACGCCGTCGGAGTCCGGCCGGGGCAGGACCCCTCCGACCATCGCCGGACTGAACCCGGGCAGCGACGCCAGCCAGGCGACGGTCACCAGGGGCGTCGTGGCGTGCTGGAGGACGGTCATGACCGCCTCCGCCACAAAGCGGGCCGCAAAAAGGCTTGAGGTGCCATGTGCCGGGTGCCCTCTTCGACGTACCCGGCGTAGGTGTAGCCGAGGTCCGCGCCGTCCCGGTCCTCGGCCTTCGCGTCGGCGTGGACCTGCACCGCCATGCCGTCGTCCCGCATCACCTGGTGGATGCTGGCCTTGAGCTTCCCGGTGTCGACGGGACACGCGGCCTGGGCGTCCGCGACGATCGCCGGGCCGTAGCGGGTCTCCAGCAGCTCCCTGACGTCGCCGTCGAGCTGCCTGCTCCACCCTGCGATCATCTTCACGCGGCCCATCAGGTGGCCCGCCGCAGTTCGAGGTTCTGGTCGGAGGTGATCCCGGGCAGCGCCTGCTGCGACACGGACACGATCACGTAGACCTGGCCGGTGCGCTCGTCCCTGAGCCGGTCGGCGTCGGTGACGTCCACATCGGAGGGCAGGGCGCAGTCATATGCGCGGGTGATGCGTGGCGTGGGGTTGCCCGGGGTGGTCGCCTTCACGCTGCGGTCTTCGATGATGGAGGCGATGACGCCCGAGGCGATGACGTTCGCCGTCGCGACGGCGTCGCCGTACACGGGGTCGACGGCGGTACCGCGGAGCACGGAGACGGTGGTGGTCGCGAGGGCGTACATCAGCCCATCCCCTGCCACTGCTCGTAAAAGTCGTTGCCCGCGCTGTCCGGGTCCGACGAGATTGGACTGAGGCCGTCGATGAACGGGCTGCGCACATGCACTGAGCGGGACCGCATCCACGAGCAGCGCCTCAGCGCCTTCAGCGCGAGCGGGCCCATGAGCAGCGCGTCGCTCCTCAGCTGCACCGGCCGGTTGCCCATGGCGATCGTCTGGAAGTCCAGGCGCGTGAACAGGTCCGGCTGCGCCAGCATCCACGCGCACTGATACGCCGTCGCCAGCTTCAGCCAGTGCAGGTCGCGGGTCCCGATCCGGGGCCGCGCCTCGTAGGTGCGGGCCGAGAACATGTCCATGACCGCCTGCGCCTGCATCACCTGGGCGTCCGTCACCGTGACACCGGTGACACCGGTGACGTCGGCGGCCTGCGCCCAGGAGTCGGTGGCCATGTCAGCCCGTTGCCTTCTTCGTCCCGGCGGGCTTCCTCGCAGCGCGTGCGGCCCCGCCCGGGGTGGCGGTCGAGGCCGCGTCGCGGTCGACGACCGCCGGGACGACGTCGACGGCGTAGGTGAGGGCTGTGTATCCGGAGCGGAGCCCCTCGGTCTCGACCGAGCCGACCAGTTCCACGCCGCCCTTGGGGTGCAGCCCGCGCCGGGTCGCGTCGCCGAGGACTTCGGCCGCGTTCGCCAGGTGCAGCGGGTGGCCGTCCGGGATGCCGGTGCAGCCGAGGACGAACGTGCGGGAGTACCGGCCCGGCACGCCGGCGGGGTCGGCGGTGCGGTGGTCGATCTCGCCCTGGACGTCGCCGCCGAGCGCGGGGTGCTGCACGGTGGCCGGCTGCACCGGCAGCTCGGGCTCGTTGGGTTCCATCTGGAGGTCGTCGTCGGCCATCGGGTTCTCCGTGGGGTTCGGGGTGGTGGGTGCGCGGGCTCGGGACCCCTCGCACCCACCGGTCGCCGGCGGGCGGGACCCGGTCGGCTCAGCTGCCGGAGTTGTCCTCAAACAGCGAAAAGGCCTGCTCGACGCCGGGGACGAACGCCCGCCGGGCGCGCATCTTGAGGATCGACTCGTCGGTCAGCGCGGACAGCCCGCTCCGTCCGTCGATGAACACCGACTCCGGGCCCGAGCGCACGCCCAGGAGCATGTACAGCGGGTTGCACAGGATCGCCAGGGGGTTGCCGGTCGGCTTCGACGTCGGCGTCGCGCTGGTCTTCGCGCCGAGGGACCACTTCACCGGGTAGCCCATGATGAAGTCCGGGACGTTCTGCGCGCCGCCGGCCGTCCCGTTGGACGACTCGTTGAAGATCGGCCTGTTCTGGGCGTCCTTGATCCCGCGCAGCTTCTTCTTGAAGATCGGGTGGCAGATCCACAGGGCGGCGTCGTCGTCCCAGTAGTCCCCGGCCTCCATGATCCCCGCGGCGGTCGACAGGCCGTCGTAGGTGGTGCCGGCGGTCCCGGACTGGGTGATGTTCGAGTTCGCGGTGTAGCTCGTCGCGGTGTCGTTCTGCCCGAGGACGTAGTAGAGGCTGTCGAACGCGCAGGTCGTCGAGGACTTCGACGCGGTCACGCCGAGGCAGGCGTTGTCCAGGCCCTTCGCGTAGGCGGTGCCCCAGTCCTTCATCTTCGCGTTGAGGATGTCCGCCAGGGAGTCGTCGATGTCCTCCTCGGCGACACGCACCGCGCGGCCGAACTTCTGGACGCTGAGGACCACGTCGTCGTTGGCGGTGACGTCCTCCCCATAGGTGCCGCCCTTCGCGACGATGTCCACGGACACGCCGCCGGACCGCGGCGTCGACCGGGTCTGGGACTTCATCGGGATCCGCTGCGCGTAGGACTCGATCGCCGAGATCTGGTTGACCTTCTGGATGACGTCGGACCCGAACTCCTCCGGGATCCACTTCTCGAAGGTGTCGCGCGCGCCGCCGGCCAGGGACAGGATCGGGCGGCCGTCGTCGTAGTAGCCGATGACGTCGCCCGGGTCGACGTCCTGGACTCGGGGATCGAACAGGGTCCTGCTGCGGAGGGACACGAGGGGGTGCCTTGTCTGTGATGGGGAGGCTGGGTGTCACCTGCGCCCCATCACGGGCACGCGGGCCGGGAACTAGACCGATCACCGGCGTCCTGCTGCGCCGGATCGTCACGATCACGGCGCCGAATCGAACGGTATGCCGCGCGGCCCGACTTAGTCAGGCCGCGCGGTCGGGACTCAGAGGTTCCCGAGGATCGCGGCGGCGTGCTTCTCGCCGGTGGTCTTCGGCTGCGGCTGCCGGTTCTGCCGGTCGGCGGCGTCGATCTTCGGCGCGCGGGGCTTCGGCTCGGGCTTCTCGGGCTCGGGCTTGCGGAACAGCTCCGGAAAGTCCGTCTTGATCTGGTCGACCTGGTCCTCCAGTCCGGAGACCTCGCCGTCCTCGTCGAAGTCGATGTCGTCGAAGTCGATGAGGCGGAGCATCTTCTTGACCTTGTCGCTCGGCGTGTCCGTGGCGAGCCCGGCCTCCAGGAGCGCAGCACGGGCGGCCTTGGTCACGACGATCGGCTTGTACTTCGCCGCCTCTTCTGCACGCGCAGCCTCAACGGCCCTGACGACGGCGTCGTCATCGCCCGACTTCGGCTCAGCGGCCTTCTTCGCCGCCCGCAGCTCCGCCTGGAGCTCCCGGACGGTGGCCCGCGCGGTCTTCGCCGCCGCCCGTTCCTTCTCCAGCGCCCCGGTAACGCGTGTCAGGTCTGCCTCGGTCGGGCCCTTCGCAGTCGGCTTGGACTGCGGCTTCGGCTTGGGCTTCGGCTTCTCCTCCTCAGACTCCTCCGCCTCCTCCTCGGCGTCAGCTTCGGACTCGTCGTCGGCCTCCTCTTCGCCACCGTCCTCACCGAGGTCCAGGCCGGTGTCGTCTTCGTCCTCGCCGGATCCGCCGGCCAGCAGGTGGATGGGGCGGCCGTCCTTGCGGTAGCCGATGACCGCCCCTGGGCGTTCGCTGTTCCCGAGCGTCATGCGCGTGCCTTCCGTTGTCGTGGTCGTCAGTGCTTGGTCTTGGCGGCCCCGGGCCGGGGCGCGTATCGCGGCACGTCGCGGGTGGGGAAGCGTCCGGCGGCGACCGCGCGGCGGGAGTACGCCTTCACCGACGCCGGGGCGGCGGCGTTCCGGGCGAGCGTCTTGCGGGCGGCCCGGATCCGCTCGGGCTGCGATTCCGACGGCAGCGACCAGCCCTTCAGGATCGCCCGGCGGGCTTCTCGTTGCAGCGCCAGCGGCAGCGACGGACCGGACGCGGCGGGCTCGACCCCCAGGTACGTCTCCGCCCGGCACCGGCAACTCGGGTGCCACGGGGGGTGCTCCAGCGGGCCGGGCGGCCACAGGTGCGGCTTGTCGGTGAACGTCGAGGCGAACCGGGCGTCGAACGGCTGGCCCGGCGCGGCGACGCGTCCGGCCAGGCCGGCACAGGTCGTGCAGCAATCCGGCTCCGCGAAGCACAGCCGGTCCGCGCCGAGGAAGTCGGCGGCTGCGGCCTGTCCGGCGTTCGCGCCGCCGTTGACCGCGGTGACCGTGTCGCGGGCGGCGGCTGCCACAGCCTTGTGCGCGTGGCCCAGTGCGGTGTCGAGTTCGGCGAAGCCGGATCCGGAGGCCCGGGTGACGGCGGCCTCGGCTGCGGCGATCCGGGAGCGGATCGCCTGGTCGAGTCCTGCGACGGTCCGGGCGGTGGCCGCGTCCGGTACCGCGCCGATGCCTTCGGCGGTCATCGCGGCGCCGGTGGCGTGCGCGGCCTGCGCGACGCCGAGGGCGACGGCCCGCTGCACGTAGGCGTCGAGCGGCGCGGTCGCCGACGCGCCGATGCCGGCCAGGTCGCCGATGATCCGCGCGGTCACCGCGGCGGCGCGCATCGGGTCGCCGGGTGCTTCAAGGCTCCCGAACGCGGCGATCCACGCCCGGACCGCGGCGCGCTGCACGGTCACGAGTCGTGCGCGCAGCGGCCATGCGACGGCCCGGACCGCGGCACGCTCCAGCGCGAGGACGTCGGCGGCCCGCAGCGCCTGCCGGACCGCCGCGGACTCCGGCGTCGGCGCGGCGTCAACCTGTTGCGTCGTCACCGGCGGCTCCCGTGGCCGGCGGCTGCGGCGGTGCCGGGAGCATGAGCTGAGGCGGCACCGGGGCCGGCGGCAGCGCGGCCGGATCCGGCTCCGGCGCAGGTGGCCCGAGCAGATCGCCCATGAGCGCGGCCAGCAATTTCTGCGCCTGCTGGTCGTCGATGACGCCGGTGGACACCGCGGGCGCCAGCGCCCCGAGTGCCTGGGCCAGCTTCAGGAGGAGCTCGGCGTCGATCTGCTCGTCGTCGCCGTCGCCGAACCACTCATCGACCTGCTCCTGGCTGTAGCCCTGCTCCATGAACGCCTGCTTGGGCGGCAAGCCCGCCTGGAGCTTCAGCAGCAGCGTCTCCCACCCGGTCTGGTCGTCGATGGCGTCGGCGGACTTCCACCGGACGGTGACCTCCGCGCCGTCGATGCCCAGAATCTTCAGAGCGAACTCGACCGCCTCGCACCAGGTGTCGCCGTAGGACTCCTGCCGGTCCTCGATCTTCATGGTGAACGGTTCGTTCGCGGCGCGGCGGGACTCCCCGGACTCCACGTTGCCGGTGGGGTCGAGGCGGGACAGCGGCGTGTCCGTGATCAGGGCGCCGAAGCGCAGGTACAGGGTCATCGGGTCGGTGAAATTGGACGGGTCGGCCGGGTCGAACTGGCCGACGCCCTTCACGCCCTGGAGCCACCACACGGCCCCGGCGTCGGCGGACAGCTGTGACGTCGGGTCCCCGGCCCGGGACGTGGCCCCGGTGTCCAGCGCGTACTGGAACAGGTCCTCGTCCCCGGCGGCCAGCTCCGAGGAGTCGGCGGTGCCGTCGGCGAGGGCGTAGCGCTGCGGGAACGCCTGGTAGTCCACCCCGGCCATGTGCGACAGCACCAGTTTGCGCAGCGAGTCCTGGGTCCCGTAGAAGCCCTCGTGCTCCGGCGTCCCGTAGGGGTCGTCGTTGCGGAAGTGGAAGATCGGGATCTCGCCGAACGGGTTCGGGCGCGGCCACCCGGGGCCGGCGTCGATGTCCTGCCCGTCGAGGTCGTCGGTGTCGTAGAACTGCACCATGTCCTCGGCTTTGGGGTGCAGCACCCCCTGCTTCGACACGTACTTCTCGATCCGGTCCGGGTAGTACAGGTCCACCCGCACCTTCTTCTGCGCCGCCAGCACCCACTGCTTGATCGCGAATGCTTTGATCTGCGGGTTCTCGGCGTCGTAGAAGATCCGCACCGACTGCGGGGAGTTGTAGAACACGTCGACGTTCGTGACGCCGTCGTTGTCCCAGTCGGTGTCGGCCGACGGCCACACGATCACGTAGGCGTCGCCGTACTCGCTGGCCCGCCGCATGATCTGCTTTGACTGGCGTGTCAGCTTGTTGCTCTTCCACAAGCCGTCGATCCGGGCTTTCGCCCCCGGCGTCGTGGAGTCGACCGCCGCGATCTCCAGGCGCTCGCACACCGCCTGCACGGCCTTCTTCGCGAAGTTGAACTTGAACGCCGCGCCGGTCTTGGCCATCGCCCGCCGCAGCCGCACCGACGCGAACACCTCCGCGCGGGTGCCCTCGTAGTACTCCTCGGCCACCCGGTAGCCGCGCATCGCGCTCCCGAGCTCGACCATCGCCAACTCCAGGTCGGAGCCGGGGACCTGCTCGGTCAGCGACGGTGCGCCGTCACCGTAGGAGATGGAGGCGACGGACGCGGTTGTGGTGGCCACCAGGCTCCTGACGACGTGTTGATCATCCCTGTCGCCACGGTATTCAGCGTGTCCACACCAGATCGCGGCGTCAGAACGCGTCGTCGTCCTCGTCGCCGTACCGCGGGTCGACCGACGAGCCGCCGGCCTTCCTGCTGCGGCGCAGGAACACGTCCACGCCGGTGCCGACGCAGTCGACGAGGTCGTCATGCGCCGACTTCGGGAAGCCGATCATCTGCTCCTCAACCGCAGGCAGGCGCTGCTCATGCATCACCAGCGGCAATCCGTTGCGACGGCGCTGGTAGAAGTTCAGCAGCCTGGCCGCACGAACCTCCTTGGCCTCGGACTGGTGCACCGTCTTCACCGGCACCGGCAGACCGTGCAGCACCGACCGCCACACGTCCCCGCCCTGATTCGTCTCGATCAGGACGCCGCGGATATCCGGAAACTGATCCAGCACCCGCAGCACCAGGTCCCGCAGCGGCGCGCCCGGCTGGATCCGCACCGCGCGGGCCCACCGCACCACGCACCGCTGCCCGCCCGCCGAGTAGCCGATCACCGCCAGCGCCGTGAAGTCGGAGCGCTTCTTCGCCGTCACCGCCGGGTCGATCGACAGCAGCTGATGCGTCAGCGCCGGAACCTCGCCGTACACGAAGTCCTCGGCGTTCCAGTAGTCGCCGTCACGGCCGGCCGGATCGTTGGCGTAGTTCTTCTTGTACTGCCGGGTGTGCCGGATCGACTCCAAGTAGCCCATCGGCCACTTCTGCGGCCACAGCGACCTCTCCTCGCCCGTCTCCGGGTCCGTCAGGATCGCCGGGTAGTAGTGGGTGCGGAACTTCTCATCCACGATCCACCGCTCCGGCGGCTCATCGGGGGCCGTCACGGTCTTGACGAGCTGATGCACGATCGACCCGGGCATGGTGACGGTGCCAACGACGACGACGCGGGCGTAGACGTTCAACGGCAGGACGGAGTCGATGAGCGCACCCAGGCGCTTCTCAGCCTGATAGGCGCTATACGTCTCCTCTCCCGGTTCTAGATCGTCTCCTAAGAGAAGGCCCGGACGGCGTCGGCCGACCTTCATCCCCAGGCTGGACGCGTCGATGCCGCGGGCGCCGAACACGAACCCTGAGGACGCGATGAGCATGCCGCGGTTGTCGGCCTCGGTCGTGCCGCGGGCCCGTTTCGCCGGGGTGCATAGCTCCGGGAAGTCCATGCGCAGCAACTCGTTGGTTTCCAGCTCCCGCTTGAACGTGGCCAGGTGCATCTCGGCCTGCGTGCCGGAGTCGGCGAAGGCTGCGATGAAGTCCTCGTGGCGGTGGCAGGCCATCCACAGGGGGAGGATCAAAAAGAACATCGTCGACTTCGCCGCCGACCTTGGGGCGACGTAGGCATCGCGGTTGGCCGCAGGTGTGGCGTTCGGTTTCGCCCACGCCCTCGCTTGCCGGTACACGTCGAGGTGGAACTCCGAGAATGTGATCCGCTCTTTGGTTTCCGGCCCGGCGAGGTGATGCCTGAGGTACGTGTATCCGAAGGCCATGGGGTCGAGGCGGGTGCGGATGCGCCGGCCCTCACTGGTGGCCATGAGCTTCGGATCCAGCGTCTCCAGCCACGCGTCGAGCTTGAAGCCGCGGTAGTCCACGGACTACGTCGTGGGCGGAGTCTCGCCGAGGAGTTCGGCTTCCTCTGCGGCGAGGCGTTCGCGGGCTTCGGTCAGGAGCCGGGTGAGTTCGGGGTCCTCCTGAGCGGCTGGCATGACGTTCGCGTCGATCTTCGTCGAGGCGTCGAAGCCGGTGGTCTTGGCCAGCCGCTCAATCCATGCGCGAAGCTGGCTCCAGGCCTCGACTCGGGTTCTGGGCTGATCGTGGTCGCGGGCGATGGGAAGCAGGTCCTCGATCGCGGCGTGGATGAGGTCGAGCGCCTCGGCGCGGTACTGGTCGACCTCGCGTGCCGGGATCTCCTTGAGCGCTTCCAGGTAGATCACGTGGGCGCGCTGCGCCGACACCCCGAGGTCTTCGCCGATCTCGGCGAACGTGCGCCCCTCGCGGCGCAGGGCTATGACGTGCGCGCGGCGCTCGGCGGTGGTGATCCGCGCCTCCGTGGATCGGCTCATCTCAATGTTCCCTGATCAACGGTTGCGCCTGCCGGGCGCTGCGGCAGGCCGCTCCCGAGGCGGCTTGATCTCCAGTGTCTCCGCGGGTTCAACACCGGCGGCTGCGCTTGATCCCGTGGGGAGACTGGCGGCATCGGGGTGTCCGGCTACGGAGGTCGTCATGGTTCTGCTCGGGAGCGCGGCATGACGATCTTCGGGCCGGACGTCTCCAGCTACCAGCACGGCATCGATGTCGCCGCCCTGCCCGACCCGTTCGTCCTGCTGAAGGTCACCGAGGGCACGTACTACGCCGACGCCGACTACGAAGGTTGGCTAGGGCAAGCGAAAACTTCCGGGAAACTCGCGGTGGCCTACCACTTCGTCGTCGCCGGCGAGGCCCCCGACGACCAGGCCGCGTGGATCGCCGCGTGGATCGTCGACGCGTCGCTGCCGCTGATGCTGGACGTGGAGCCGACGGGGTCCTCAAGGCCGACGCTGCCGCAGGTCCTGGCCCTCACGGACCGGTGCGCGGCGCACGGCCTCCGCCCGAGACTGGCGTACCTGCCCCGCTGGTACTGGTCGCAGATCGGGTCGCCGGACCTGACGCCGCTGAAGACGCGCGGCATCGCCCTGGTGTCCTCCGCGTACCCCGGCGGCACCGGCTACCCGGGCGACGGCGCCGGGGGCTGGCAGCCCTACGGCGGCATGACCCCGCTGCTGTACCAGTACACCGACCATGCGGTCGAGGGCGGGCAGCGCGTCGGCGATGTGAACGCGTTCAAGGGCACCCGCGAGCAGCTCGCCGCCTTCCTCGGCGCACCTCCCACCACTTCTCCACCGACTCCCCAGGGAGGCAGCACCATGGGCACCATCCCCCCGTCGATCAGCCAGAAGTGGCCGGAACTGGCCGGCGACTTCCCCCCGAACGCGACCTTCACCGACGAGAGCGCGCTCATCTGGGCCGATGGAGGGGCGAGGGCCGCCGCACTGTACGCGCGCCAGGCCCGCGACTTGGAGCAGGCGAACTCGGCGAAGCTCGACCAACTCCTCGCCCGCCCGGCCTCGGCATCCCCGCCGGCCGTGGACGTCAACGCCCTGGCCGCCGCCCTGGCCCCGCACATCACAGCCGGGGCCTCGCCGGACGCGGTCGCGAACGCAGTCGTCGCGCACCTGGCCGCGACGCTGGCGAAGGGCTGACCGCCATGGCCCTCAACGCGCAGACCCGCGCGCACCTGTGGCGGCTGATCCGCATCACCGCGTTCGGGCTGGCCACCGCCCCGGCCGTCGTCGCCCTCTTCCACACCTGGCTGGCCCGCTACCCGCTGCTCGCCGGACTCCCGGCGGTGCTGGAGGTCATCTGGCGGGAGATCGCCCCGACCGTCCCCGCACGCTCGTCCGCCGCCCGGCACGCCGCACCGCCCGAGGGCCCCCAGCCGTGAGCGGGGCGACGGCGCCCTGGCGCGGCTGGTCGGCCCGCGCCGGCCTGTTCTTCTCCGAGCCGTTCGAGGTGTGGCTCGCCGTCGCGGCCCTCGTCTCCGGGACCTCGGTGCTGCTCGGCGTCGGCGCGCCGTCGTCGCTGGCGCACCAGCTGTCGCCGTGGGTGCTGCGCTCCTGGGGCGGCGGCCTGTGCCTCGGCGCGGCCGTGACCCTCGCCGCCAGGTGGCGGGTCTCCGCCGCCCGCACCCAGGGGGCGCTGGAGGCCGCGAACCGCCTGGAGACCCTCGGCATGATCCTGTTCGCCGGGGCCGCCGGCATGTACGCCGCCGCCGTCCTGGCCCTCGGCACCGCCGGGCTGTCCGGCGGCCTCATCATCGCGTCCTGGTCGGCGGCGTGCGCGCACCGGGCCCGGATCATCGTGCGGGCCTGGCGCGGCATCAACGCCGGACGCCGGGCCGCCGCGCGCGGGGACGCCACCGATGGTTGACCTGTCGACGATCCTCGGCGGCGCGGGCGGCCTCACCCTGTTCGCCGTCGTGCAGCAGGCCATCAAGTACGCGCTGGAGGAGCGGCGGAAAACCGCCGAGGAGAAGCGCGCCGAGGCCCGGGAGCCGATCGTCGAACGGCAGTCGATCCTCGGCATCGCCGACCAGGCCACCGTCATCCAGCAGCGCACGATCGCCGCGTTGCAGGAGCGCCTCGACCAGGTGACGCTGGAGGTCAGCACGCTGCGGGCGGAGAACACGGAGCTGCGGGCGCAGATGAAGGACAAGACCGCGCAGATCAAAGACCTGTACGAGACGATCGGGCAGCTGGAGGACGAGAACCGGAAGCACCCGGGCAGGCGTCAGGCCGCGCCGCCGCCGTAGGCCGCTGAAGCAGGACCCTGTCGAGCCCCGTCCTCTCCGGAGGGCGGGGCCGCTTCTTCATGCCCGGATGCGGCCGGCGGCCTCCGTCCAGCCCGCGCGGGACGCGACGGCACGGAACAGCTCCCGGTCGTGCCCCACCCCCCACTCCGCCACCGGCCACAGCGCGCCGAGCAGCCCGCTCCCCAGCTCCGAGGGCCGGTACAGCACCCGCGCCGCGTACTCCGGGCCGTCCGGGCCGTCCCGGTCCAGGAGCCCCGCCCGGGTCAGCGACGCCAGGGTCCCGTACAGCGGGCCCGTCGCCAGGTGGCGGCGCCCGGCCAGGTCCGGCTGGCCGGCGATCGCGCCGTTGACGCGCGCCAGCAGCTCCCCCGGCGCCACCGGACCGGCGGAGCAGTGGACGAGGGCTGAGAACGCCCACCGGGTGTCCAGCGCCCCGAGCGCCAGGCGGACGGCGAGGCGTGCCGTGTGCCGGTCCGGCGGGCGCCGCGCGGGCGGGACCGGCGCGCCCGGGTCCAGCTCCCGGCGCAGGCGGGACGCCCGGACCAGCTGCCCGAAGTGGGCCGCGCCCCAGTCGCCGAGGCCGTCGAGCGACCCGGCGAGCCCGGCCCCGAGGCGCGTCAGGTCGTAGGCGGTGTGCGAACCGCGGGCCGCGTGCTCGCCGCAGCGCGCGACCAGGCCGGCGCCGTGCAGCTCCGCGACCTTGCGGACGACGATCCGGTAGTCCAGGGGGCGCGCACCGACGACGGGGGCGTCGCGCCGGCCGGCCCGCACCAGGACCCCGAGGATCTCACTCGGCCGCATGTGCATGCCGTCGGCCAGCGCCGTCAGGACCTCGTGGGTCCGCGGGCGACGCAGGACCTCCACGGCGAACCCGGCGGCGCGGCGGTGCGGCGTGTCCCAGAGCACGATGACCTCCAGCCTGCCGCGCCCGCCGCCTCGGACGATCTCCCTGATCCCACCGTTCTCACCGCGCCGGATCAGGGTCATGCGACGTCAGGGGCCGGATTCACCCCATCGGGTGATGGGAATGACCCGATTTGCTTACACTCCTGTTTCCGGGGGCGTAGGCAGGGGGCGCGCGGCGGCGTAGCGTGCGCTGAGACGCACCCCGCACCTGCGGGTCCGGGGCCGCGTGGCCATCAACTGGCTGTCCGTCCCAGACCCCGGCGGTGGCGATCGGGCAAGGGCACCCGCCCGGGTACATCTAGGGAGACGCGTCGTGAACGCCTTACGCACCACCCGCCGCGCCAGCGGCGCCGCCCTCATAGTCGGCTGGGCCGCGACGATCGCCGTCGGCATCGGCACGCTCCGGGCGGACACCGGGCGCGGCGCCGTGAAGGGCGTCGCGGTCGAAGTACTGGCCGTCGGCGTCGCCCTCGCCGCGACGGCGGCCAACGTCGGCTCCCGCATCTTGCAGGCGGTGGCCGCCCGTCGCGACGGGCGGGAGGCCGATGAGGTCCTCGCGGACAAGCTCGCATGGGCTCTGGAGCTCGGACAGGACATCGCCGACGCGCACCCGCGGCTCCCCGCCCAGCGCCCCGCCGGCGAGACCACGCCAGCCCGCCGCGGCTAGGCCTCTGGATCGGCCCGGACCGTCCGCGTCCGGCGGGCGCACCCCGGAACTTCGGCATTGTCCCGTGCGCGCGTCATTTCGGCCCTAACGTGGAAGGCCCCCGCCGAACTCAGCCCCTGGGACACACCTGTGGCATACGCCGAGAAGCTAGTGAAGAGCTGGCGCGTCAAGTACCAGAGGCCCGACGGCACATGGGCACCCAAGTCCGGATTCAAGACCAAGGCAGCCGCCCTGAAGTACGGCAGGGACCAGGAGACGGACGTGGGGCGCGGGGTCTGGATCGACCCGCGCAAGAGCGCCACGCCCACCGGCGACTGGATCGCGACGTGGCTGGACGCCCAGGACGACTACGCGGACACGACGATGTACCGGGTCCGGTACTACCTGGACACCTACATCCTTCCGCAGTGGTCCGACACGGCGCTCGGCGCCCACACCAAGTTCGCCGTCCGCACGTGGGCCCGCGGGCTCAAGTGCGCGCCGTCGACCGTGCAGCAGGTCGTCAGCCTGTTGTCCACGATCCTCTCGGCGGCGGCCGACGCCGGGCTGACCGCCGCCAACCCCCTGTACCGGGTCAAGCTCAACCTGACCGCGAAGACGCCGCCCCGGGTGTGGGTGCTCCCCGAGATGTCGCTGCCGGTCGCGACGCGGTGCCGACGCCCGGCGAACCTGCTGATCCTCACTGCCGCGTTCTGCGGCATGCGGTGGGGCGAGCTGGCCGGGCTGGTGAAGTCGAACTGCTGCGTCGTCCGCTGGGACGTCATCGACGGCGGGAAGGTCAAGAGGTACGTGATCTGCATCGACCCCGACGTGGGCGCGTTGAAGGAGGTGTCCGTGCCCGACGGGAAGGGCGTGGACCGGCTGCGGATGTATCTGGGCCCGCCGAAGCCGCCGAACGGCGCGCGCGAGGTCGACGTGCCCGCGTTCCTGGCCGAGCTCCTGCTCGCCCACATGGCCACGTGGCCGTTCGACAAGGTGTTCAGCGGGCAGCGGGGCAAGTGGCTGCGGCGTTCGAACTTCGCGACGCGTGTGATGCGTCCGGCCGCGGACGGGCGTGAGGCACGGCCGACGGTGCGCGGCCATGCGGCGGCGCCGGGATGGGATGCGGTGGCGCCGGGCCTGGAGACCCACGGCCTGCGCCACGGCCACAAGACCGCGATGATCGAGGACGACGTTCCGGAGGTGCTCCAGAAGGAGCAGCTCGGACACGAGTACGGCGGCGTCGATGGCGTCTACAGCCACGTCACCGGGCTGATGCGCAAGCGCCGGCTGGACGCGTTGCAGGCCCGCTGGGACACGGCGGTCGCGGCGCGCCCGGAGCTCCTGGAGATGATCTGGGCGACACTCGCCTAGATCATCTCCAGATCCGCTCCAGATCGGCGCACTTTATCAAGTATATGACAAGCGGCCAACCATCCGGTTGGCCGCTTGTCGGTGTGGGCGATACTGGGATTGAACCAGTGACCTCTTCCGTGTCAGGGAAGGCTGCTCCGGTATCGGCCCGCTGGTCACGGCTTCGTCAGGATCCTGACCTGCCGCCATTTCCGACGCCCATAGGCCCTGGTCGGTTCTGATCGGCACTCATCGGTACTGACTAGAGATGATCGTCTCCAGATCGTCTCCAGATCAAACCTCCGGTTCAGGCTCTCCCCGCGCCGACCGCTGCGCCTCCTCCACGATGTCGAGTTGCGCGTCCAGCACGGCACGGCGCTCGGCGATGTCCCGCCGGACCTGCTCGATCAGGCGCTCCTCGACAGCCGGCGGGAAGCCGCGCGCCCGGACCTGCGCGACGAACACCTCGGCCGGGTCGGTGGCGACGACGAGTCCCCCCTCGACGTTCATCAGGTGGGTGATCCCCGCGGCGTCGAACACCTCCCGCGGGTCGATTCCGAAGACCTCCGCGATGCGCCTGGCGGCGGCGGGCTTGGGCAGGTTCTCGCCGTTGAGCCACCGGTACACGGCGTTGCGGCCGAACACATCGCCGCCGCCCTTGATCAGGACTGAGCTCGACCAGCCGCGGAAGTCGAGTTGGTTCTTGAGCCATGCGGCAAAACGGACCTTGGCCTCGGTATCGCTGTCAGTCATCCCCTGGTACCCATCAGCCGGAGTGTCCCGTACATGCAACACGTCGCGAGGTGGTTCCGCAAGTCACGCTACTCAGCACTCCCCCGATGTACAGACCAGACCAGGCATTTCCTTCACCGTGGCGTAAAACCGCGCGTCTCGTCTCAGGGACGGGCTTCCCGAAAGTCGTTGCGCGCACGGGACCTACTGGGATAGTCTCGTCACTGAGACGAGATGACTCGGAAGGGGGACGACCACCGCATGAGAAACGAGACCCGGCTCAAGCCCAACGGCCTCGACTGGCTCGCCCATCGCAACCGCGACAGATGGATCAAGCCCAACGGCGAGCTGCACCAGGCGCGCATCCTCGCCGACGCCAGCATCAGCCGCTCAACGCTCAACCGCGTCGAGCGGGGCGAGTGCCTGCCGGGACAGAAGTTCATCGACGGGTTCCTCGACCTGGCGGAGACGACCGGCGCGAGCCGCGAGCACGCCCGGGTGGAGATGTTCGAGCGCGTCCGCGCCGAGAGGCCCCGCGGATGACCACCGACAGCGCAGTGGACCTCGATCTGGCGCGCGTCATCCACGCGGCGCTCGGAAAGCTGCTGGAGCTCGGCCCCGCAGACACGGAGTCGGAAAAGCTCCTCTTCGAACCCGAGGAAGCCGCGCTCCAACTCGGGCTTCGCTCATCGAACTGGCTGTACAAGCGCAGCGCCGAGCGCTCGATCCCGTGCACCTACCTCGCCGGGCGGCTGATGTTCTCCCGGCTCGATCTCCAGCAGATCGTCGAGATGCACGGCCAGGGCAAGCGGCCCGGCGACACGGGCCGGAAACCGCGCCCTGCACGGGCCACCCGCCAGCACTGAAAGCGCAACAGGCGACCTCCCGGCTGCCACCGGTCGATCGCCTCGAACGCCCACCAGTACGACCACTAAGACCGAGAAAGGATGTGGGCATCCGTTGTTTTCCAGGATGACACGCCGATACCGCGCAAAGCGAGCCCCCGCGCCCGCCACCCGCCCCGCCCGTCCGCTGCCGGGCCGCCACGCCGGACCCGTCGAGCCTGAGGCCGCGCCCCGGCCGGGCATGGCCCAGCGCCCGCCGACCGCCCCGGACTACGCGGACCCCGCAGACCTGGCATACGTCGCGCCGCTGGTCGCCCGCGACGGACTCACGGTCCTGTTCGGCGCCGTCTGCGACACGCCCGCCCCGGAGCCGCTCGGCTGCACCGACGCCACCGTCCCGTTCGCGACCGTCAAGGACGTCGTCGACCCGCACAACTGGTACCCGGACCTGTACGACCACGGCAGCCCCCCGTCGCTGCTCGGCACGTTCGACAATCCGCTGGACCGGACGCCGCGCGAGCTGCGCGCCGTGCAGCAGCGCCTCGTCCAGCCCTTTGGGAACTTCGGGAACTCCGCGCTGACGCACACCGCCGCCCCCGACGCGGCATGGTTCCGGGGATCGGACGGACAGCCCCGGTACGAGCGGTCGCTGCTGGCGTTCGTGGCCGCGCAGGAGGCCAGGACCGCCGCCCGCGACCAGGGGATGGTCACGTTCAACGACCGGTGGAAGGTCGCAGCGGGCAGGCCGATCACAGCCCGCCGCCCCGGGGGCACCGCCGACCGGGACACCGCCGTCTACGCGACGGTCTCGACGCCCGTGTTCGGCGACGCGATGACCGGGGTGAGGGCGCGATGACCGACACCCTGACCCAGACCGCACAGACCACCCAGCTCGCCGCCGCATTCGCGCTGACGCGGATCCTGGCCGCCGACGGCCTGGCCGAGGCGACCTGGCGGATCAACACGTCGGCGGACCTCGCGGGCGAGCTGGAGCCGGTCACCGGCCTGGACTGCCGCGCCGAGGTCCGCCGCTACGCCGACGCCCTCGGCCTGGCGGTCGAGCCCGAGCACTTCGTGCCGAACGGCCCGCACTCGTTCGTGGACGTCAGCGCGTCCGGCGTCTTCGACGGCGTCACGGTCCGGGTGTGGGCCGCGGTCCACGGGCCCGAGACCGCCACGGTCGCCGACGAGCCCGCATGGCCGTCCGAGCAGGACCCCGCCGCCGAGGATCACGCGGCAGACGGGCAGCCGGCGGAGGTGGACGCGCCGTGACCGCCATTGACGAGAGCCCCGCCGCAATCGCCGCCGGGACCCGCGTGTCCTTGTTCGTCAGCGAGAGCCCGGACCGGGTGTCCGGCGTCGTGCGCCGCGTGTACCCGGACGTGATCGGGAGCGCCGTCGCCGAGGTCGAGTTGTCCGGCGGCGCGCTCGCGATCCGGAACGTGGAGTTCCTCACGGCGGTGGCCGCATGAGCGCCCTGACGTTCACCCACGCCGAGACCACCACGGCCGTCGCCGTCCGCCCGGCCCCTGGGCCCGGCGAGGTCCGGAACGCCCTGGCCGCGTTCCGCGCCGCACACAACGCGGCCGAGGAGGCGCGCGGGGGCCTGACCCGGGAGCAGGAGGCCGGGCGCGCCGCCCTCCCGCCGGACGTGGAGTACCTCATCGACACTGCCGACACGCTCCACGAGGCGCTGGCGCGCCTGGTCGGCCTGGACGAGATCGCGGCCCGGCTGACCGGCGACGTGTCGCGGGACTACGCCGGCCGGCGGCCGCCGCGCGTCGTGAACGAGGCCGTGCCGACGGGTGCGCCCGTCGACTGGAGCCGGTCGGGGCGTGACGCATGATCTCCCCCGCGATGCTGGCCTCCGCCGTCGCGGAGCTGATGGCGCTGCCCCGGCTGGACTGGAGCGAAGACCGGACCCACGGCGTCACCGGGACCGCGACCGGCACCGACCGGCAGATCCGGGCGGACGTGTGGGAGTGGGCGCTCGCGTTCGGTCTGAAGCCCGCCGTCGTCTCGCCAGCTGCCTCATACCTCGACGGCCACCGCTATCCCACGACCGGGTGGATCGTCGTGGAGCTGCCGGTCCTCGGCGCGGGCGTCACCGTCGCCGGCCGCCTGACCGGATCACGGCGGGAGGCGCCGTGACCGCCGCCGCCTACGCCACCCCGGACGCGGTCCTCCTCGGCGAGTTCACGCCCGGGTCCCCGGATTGGCATGCCGCTCGCGCGAACGGCCTCGGCGGGTCCGAGATGGCCGCCGTCGTCGACCTGTCGCCGTTCGAGTCGCACTACAGCCTCTGGCACCGCAAGGCCGGTCTCGCCCGCCCCGTCGAGCAGACCCCGGCGATGGAATGGGGGCAGCGCCTCGAGGACGACGTCGTCGAAAAGCTCGGGCTCTGCCACCCCGAACTACTCATCGTCTCCGCCGGAACGTACCGCAACAACGCCCGGCCCTGGCAGATCGCGAACCCGGACCGCCTCGCCGTCGACCGCCTCGGCCAATGGATCGGCGTGGAGGCCAAGACCGCCCACGACGGCGACGGCTGGGGCCGGCAGGGCACCGACGAGATCCCGGTGTACTACCGGGCGCAGGTCATCCACTACGAGGACACCATCGGCCTGCGCCGGTTCCTCGTGCCCGTGCTCATCGGCAACTGCGACTACCGCGAATACATCGTCGACTACGACCCTGTCGATGCCGCGCTGCTACGCGAGGCCGGGGCGGCGTTCATGGCGTCCCTGGCGGCCGGGGTCGTCCCGGATCTGGACAGCCACGCGGCGACCTACCGGACCGTCAAGGAGCTCGCGCTCGGCGTCATCGACGAGGCCGTGCAGATCGCGCCCTCGCTCGCCGGCAAGTACGACACGGCCCGCGCGCAGTACGACCTGGCCAGGGACGCCAAGCGCGAAGCCTCCGCCCGGGTCCTCGCCGCCATCGGCAACGCCCGCTACGCCGAGTGCGGCACCGAGCGGGTCGCGATCCGCACCGTCAAGGCCGACGGCACCACCCACAGTCTTCAACCGACCAGAGGCGGCATCTGATGAGCAGCAACACGATCGCAGGTGCCGTCGCGGCGCGCACGCAAGGCCCCTCCTTCAGCGGGTCCGGCGGCGCGTTCGACTTCGAGCCGGCCACCAAGGACAAGGCCAAGGCGCGCATCGCCCTGGCGGGCCCCAGCGGCAGCGGCAAGACCTGGACTGCGCTGCTGACCGCCACGGCACTGGGCGGACCGATCGCGCTGATCGACACCGAACGCGGTTCGGCGTCCAAGTACTCCAAGCCCCCGGGCTCAACGGCCAGCGGATTCGTCTTCGACACCCTGCGGATGAGCAAGTACGACCCCAGGGACCTCGTGAAGGCCCTCGCCTCAGCCTCGGCCAAAGGCAGCCAGGTCGTCATCGTCGACTCGCTGACGCACTTCTGGTCGGGCACCGACGGCAT